AAGAAGCTGGATTGCCTCTAAGATTTAAAGAAATTGAAGATCTCGAACAACTAAAATTATTCTTAAAAATCGTTTCTTCAGACGATTAATTCGAATAAAAAATAAAATGTTCATTTTATTGGTTTTTATTGGTTGTTAGAGATGGTTTTTAGGCATTCTAAGGCGTTTAAAAGTAGTTTATTGATTAGATAACATTATAGGTATATTATTGGTAGAATTCAATAAAATAGGGAAGAAGAATAAAATTCTTCCCTATTTTAAAACTAAAAAATACTTCGGGAGGTACAGTAACCTACCACGGAGCAAGCTCCGTAGCTTTTGAAAGAAAGACACAAGGTTACCAGATCATTAACAGGAGTAAAAGTTGTTAATAAACGATAGGAAAGAAATTAGGTACGTTGGAATATCGCCTCAGTTTCAACCTCTACGGATGCAGATTAAACAGTTCTGTGTGGTAAGAACAGTGTTTGTATCGTTAAACCTTTCCATATCTGATCGAGAGGAAGTCGAATTCAATAGTAACTCTAATATTGTTGATACGCATTACCCTATTTATAGGAGGATTTAACTGATGGAAGTTTATGTTTTAAACAGAGAAGGAAAACCATTGATGCCTTGTAAACCAGCAATAGCAAGATTACTGTTAAAAGCAGGAAAAGCGAAGTGTATTAGGAGAACTCCTTTTACGATTAAACTTCTTATAGACACTACAGAGTATAGACAAAAAGTGATTGCTGGAATGGATACTGGTTCAAAAACAGTGGGCTGTGCCTCTACTGCAAACGGTAAAGTAATTTATCAATCCGAAGTACAAATACGACAAGATATTTCCAAGAAGATGGAGCAAAGAAGAATATATCGTAAAAGCAGAAGAGGTAGAAAGACAAGATATAGAAAGGCTCGTTGGCAAAACAGGGCAGCTATGAGAAATAAAGGAAGGCTTGCCCCAAGTATCAAGTCAAAGGTTGATTCTCATTTAAGAGAGAAGTGGTTTGTTGAATTTATTTTACCGGTATCAAGATGGAAAGTAGAAACAGCAAGTTTCGATATTTACAAAATATCTAATCCAGATATTGGGAGAAAGGATTATCAAAATGGAAATCAGAAAGGATTCCATAATGTAAAAGCTTATGTTTTACACCGCGATGGATATCAGTGTCAAAAATGCAAAATTAAAAATACAAAATTACATGTTCATCATATTGTCTTTAAAAGCAATGGTGGGACTGATACTCCAAGTAATTTGATTACACTTTGTAAATCTTGTCATACGGAATTACACAATGGTGATTTTGAAATCAAAGGGGCAATAAGCAAAACTAAACACGCAACTGAAATTGGAATTGTGAAATCCAGACTTAAAAAACAATTTGGTGCTTTTGAGGAAACATTTGGTTATGAAACCAAATTTAAGCGTGAACAAATATTGCAATTGCCAAAAACTCACTATAATGATGCAGTTGCAATATGTTGTGAAGAAAGCGAAATTGTTGATTTATCTCCTGTTGTTTATTTCAAGAAACACGTTTCAAAGGGAGATTACAGACAAACAAATGGCAAGAGTTCGGAAAAAAAAATACCCACCGGTAAATTGTTTGGTTTTCGGAAATTCGATTATGTCCAAACATCGAAGGGAATAGGTTTTATCAAAGGAAAACGTAGTACGGGATTTTTTGCCATATCAGATTTAGATGGTAAATCAATTAATGCTTCGGTAAATATAAAGAAGGATTGTCTGAGATTGAACGCAAGAACAACAACTTTAATAGAAAGGAGGAAGGTGCATTCCTCTACGGGACAAGCCCGTGTGGTTTCTTGCACTTAATACTATGATTATCACCACTCGGAAGTGTGGATTGTGTAAAGAAAACATAGAATTAGAAAAAGAGAAAAAAACAGTTCTTCAAAGTAAAAAATATTATCATTATGATTGTTTTATAGAAAAAGAGATAAATAAAAAACGCAATGTTTTAACTAAAGAAAAAATAGAAAATTTAGCAAATCAACTTATAGAAGAAAATAAAGATTTTATAAATGAAATAATTAATAAAAATCATTTATATTTATGGTTACAAAAAAAATATAATTTAATAATTATTCCAACTTATGTATATCAGAAATTAGCAGATATATATAATGGAACTTGGAAAGACATTAATATAAAAATTCCTCCAGAAGATATTCTGGATATGTTTAAAAGACAATGGCATAATCTAGAGCAAATCAATATTAGCAATATTAATAAAGGAAAAAAATTAAGTCCAGAAAATAGGTTGAATTATGACTTAAGTGTTATAATAAATAAATCAAGTAGTTATTATGAATGGAGGAAAAAACAGGAAGAGCAACAAATAGAAATGATGCAATCCATAGAATCTTCACAAGCAACTAATAATTTTAGAAGCTCTATGGGGATTGAACAAAATATTACAAGCAATGAAAACGACTTATCTCAATATTTAGAGGAGATTTAAAAATTGATAGAACAAAAAGACTTAGAAAACATTCCAAATGAAATAGCGTTAGTTGGAGCATTTTATAAAAATCCAGAATTATATATTTCATATGGATCATCAATTAAATCAAAGTATGATTTTTCAGGAGAGGTATCAAAATTTTTATACGATTGTTTTGAGCTAATATATCAAACCATATCTCAAAAAATAAATGAAACAAAAGTCAATTCGTTTATGATCATGGATGATAAAAGATTACAATTATATAAAAAATATGGGGGATATAAAACAATAGATGATTGGATGAATTTATCTGATCCAGAAGATTTTGATAATTATTTTGGAATATTAAAAAAATATTCTTTGCTAAGAGAATTTTATAGAAGTGGATATAATGTTGAAAAACTTATCACTCATAAAAAATTTGATGTTTGGAGCGCACAAGATATTTTCAAAATGTTGCGATCTAAAGTTGATAAGATTCACACTGTTATTCTTTCCAATCAAGAAAGTGTTATCTTAAATGAAAACGCAGAGAAAGACATTAAATCGTATGTAATAAAACCACAAGCAGGATTATCTTATCCCTGGATTGTTATTGATGAAATGTTTAAAGGAATGAGATTAGGAAAAGCTGTATTAACTGGATTCCTTAGCAATGAAGGAAAAACCAGAAATCTTATTATGCTCATGAGTTATATAGCATTAGTAAAAAATAAACCCGTTTTAATTATGTCAAATGAAATGGATGATGAAGATTTAAAATCCTGCTTGATTACTACAATTGTAAACAATGAATGCTTCCAAGAATTACATGGTGTCAAAATGAAGAAAATGGAAGGGGAAATTGTTTTAGGAAAATATAGAGATCAAAGAGGAGCAATTATTCAAAGAGAAAAAGATGAAAATGATATCTATACCGAAAGGGAAGAAGACTTCATTAACAGACTAGAAAGAGACTCCGAAGAATACAGAAACATAATAAAAATTGGTCAATGGATTGATAGCAGAAAAGAAAAACTTATATTTTTCAAAAATGTTGGAACAGATTATTCCGATCAAACACTAGAATTTGAAATTCGAAAACATAAACTTTTATATGGTGTTGATTATGTTGCCTATGACACTATGAAGGGCTATCGAACAGATGATTGGATGACGGTAAAACAATCATTTACTAAGTTAAAAGAATTGATGAGTGAATTGAATATTTGGGGATGGTTTGTATTTCAATTAGCTGACCAGGCAGTTCACATGGATATTTTCGATATGAGTAGTAATGAAATTGCCAATGCCAAACAGATTAAACATCCTGTAGACCACATGCTATTAGGAAAAAGAATTTATCCCTCAGAATATCATAAATATAAATATATTCCAAACTATCAATGGGGAGATCCTAGACCAATTCCATTAGACCTTTCTAAAAAATATATGGCTTTAAAAGTTGAAAAAAATAGAAGTGGTAACAAAGCAAATTATCCATTATTTGAATATGATTTAGATTATAATACTTGGGACAATGTTGGAAGTTTAGTTAGAGCATAATATGGATATCAAGGAATTGAAAAAATATATTATCGAAAACGATAAAGTAGAATATATTTTAGAAAATTTAGATTGCCAAAAAATAAAATTTCATAATTCTGGTTATTGGACTTGTGGTAATCCTCCTCCATCAGATAATCCTAATGCTGTTACAATATATAAAGATAATTTAAAAGTAATTAATTACACAAAAGATATGTCAGAACCATCAGACATATTTACATTGATTGAATATTATAAGAACATAAATTTCTTTGAATCTTTAAAATGGATTTGTGATTTATTAGAAATTGATTTCTATAAAGATTCCAATGAAGAACTACCAAAAGAGTTATTGATCACAAAACAATTAATTAGTATGCGAACTGGATCAAAGAGAGAGGATGATGATGATACTCCAATAAAACCACTATCAGAAGAAATAATAAAATATTATCCAGCAATTGGGAATACAATGTTTTTTGATGATGGAATAGATTATCAGACTCAATATGAATTTGGCTTATCATATGATAATGAAAGTAATCGAATATTAATTCCCGTACATTCTGAAATAGGAGATTTGGTATCTTATAAAGGAAGATTGTTTAAATATAAATTAAATAAGGACGAACAAAAATATATTTATTTATATCCTTGTCCTAGAAATAAACTCTTATTCGGATATAATAAAACACATTTGTATATTAAAAAAGAAAATTGGGTTTGGGTTGGAGAAGCTGAGAAATTTGTGTTACAATTATGGTCTTACGGTTATTATAATTCTATCGCTACAGGTGGTACAAAAATAGGACAGACACAAATAGATAAAATAAGTAGATTGGGAGTTCCAATTTGTTTTTGTTTTGATAAAGATATAAAAAAAGAAACTATAGAAAAAATATCTGAAAGGTTTACTGATGGAATTGATATTTATGCTATTTTCGATGAAGATAATTTGTTGAAAGAAAAAGAATCGCCTAGTGATCAAAAAGAAATTTGGGAATTATTGGTTAAAAATAATGTTTACAAAATAAAATAAATATGATAGAATAGAAAAATAAATTATTAAAGGAGAAAATTAATTGAAAAAAGAATTCAATAAAGTTTATAACATTGATTTCTTTGAAGGAATGTCTTCTATAAAAAATGATTTTATAGATTTATTACTTACAGATCCTCCATATGGAATAAACTTAACTCCTCAAAGACGAAATAGTAAATTTAAAAATACCAAAATAAAAAATGATAATAATTTAGATTGGTTAGAATCTTTTGTCAATGAATCTTATAGGATTATGAAAAATGCTGGATTTATTTTTTGTAATTGGCAAAAATATGATATTTTCAAACAAGCATTTGAAAAAAAATTTATTATCAAAAACCTTATAGTTTGGGATAAGATGTGGTTTGGAATGGGAAATAACTTTAGACCCAATCATGAATTTATTATGCTTATATGTAAAACAAATATTACAATAAAATCAAATAATTTATCTAATATTTTATCTTTTAGAAGACTTCATCCATCTAAAATGATTCATTCCTGCGAAAAGCCAGTTCCATTATTGCAATTATTAATTAATGAAACAACTAACGAAGAAGATATTATTTTAGATCCCTTTGCTGGAAGTGGAAGTTGTCTAGAGGCAAGCTTAAAAACAAAAAGAAAATTTATTGGATTTGATAATGGCAAAAATGAAAAAACCAATGAACATTGGGCTGATATAGCAAATCAAAGATGTCTTAATGTAAAAATAAAAGGAGAAACAAATGAATTATAAATTGCTAAATAAAAATTATAAAGAAGAGTTAGAAAATAAAACAATTAAGGAATTTATTTTATCTAACAGAAATATTGAAAATCCAAGTATCTATTTATCTCTTACAAAAGACAATGTTCATCATTATTCTTTATTAGAAAATATTGATAAAGCAAAAAATGTCTTGTTAGAAACAATAAAGAATAAAGGAAAAATCGGAATTATTGTGGATGTAGATGTAGACGGATTCTCTTCGGCATCTATTCTATATCAATATCTTGCAAGAAATTATGATCAATCAAAATTGTCTTATTTTATTCATACTAAAAAACAACATGGTATTTCAGATTTGTTATCTCAAATATTAAAATCAAAAATTAATCTTTTAATTGTTCCAGATGCAGGAACAAACGACACTAAGGAATGTAAAATTCTTCAAGAAAAAAATATTCAAGTAATTGTATTAGACCATCACCAGGTAGAAGAAGAAAATCCATATGCTATTGTTGTAAATAATCAACTTGGAAATTATCCCAATAAATATCTCAGTGGAGCAGGCGTAACTAAAAAATTCCTAGAAAGTTTAGATGATGAATTATGGGATGATTCAAGTGACTTTGATGATCTAGTTGCTATATCAATTATTGCAGATTCCATGTCCATATTAGAATATGAAAACCGTTATCTGGTTACAAAGGGTTTAAAAAATATTAGAAATAAATTTATTCAAGCAATTATAGAAAAACAATCTTATTCAATTGGCAACACAGATAATATCAATGTTAATATAGTTGCATTTTATATTTCTCCATTAATCAATGCTTTAATTAGATCGGGTTCTTTAGAAGAAAAAGAATTAATGTTCAGAGCTTTTATTAATGATCCAGAAACTTTTCCATATAAAAAACGAAGCGGAGAAGAAATTCAGGAAACAATGCAAGAAATGGTTGCCAGATTAGCAACTAATTTAAAAGCCAAACAGAATAGAGAAATTGATAAGTCTTTAGAATATTTACGTGGATTAATTGATAAGAACGAATGGAATAAAAACAAGATTTTATTTGTTGATGCTGATGGAGTGGATTATAGTTTCACAGGATTAACAGCAATGAAACTTGCTTCAGAATATCAAAAGCCTTGTCTATTAATTAGAAAAAATAGGGACAATGTTTTTGCTGGATCTGCGAGAAATTATGGAAATCAAATTGAAAACCTTAAAGATTATTTATTGGAAACAGGGTATTTTGAATATGCTCAAGGGCATCCATCGAGTTTCGGATTAGGAATAAAAATTGAAAATATAAAACCTGCACTAGAAAAATTAAATGAACAATTGAAAGACATTAACTTTGGAGAATTTATTCATTATATTGATTTTGAAATTAGCATAGAAAATTTAAGCGTTGAAATAATTAAAGATATGAATGAACTTTATGACTATTATGGAAATGGAATTGAAGAAAGTTTAGTGTTAGTAAAAAATATTCCAGTAAATACAACTAATATTGAACTTATGGGAAAAACAGAAGACACATGGAAATTCCTGTATAATAATGAAATTCAATTTATCAAATTTAAAAACAATAAAGATGATGCTATTATGAAAGCAAGACAAAACGATTGGTCTGGAGCAAATTTAAAAATTAATGCTATCTGTAAATTAAGCATGAACGAATATGGTGGAGTTAGAATTCCTCAATGTATTGTTGTTGATTATGAAAGTATAGAATAGAATAAATATGATTACTAATTTTGAAAAAAAATATGTTTATGATATTGAAGTATTTCCTAATTTTTTTTCTTCCATATTTTTAGATATAGATACTCAAGAAAAAGAAACTTTTATTATATTTCAAAAGAGAAATGATACTAAAGAATTATTCAATTTTTTAAACAGAAATATTCAAATAATAGGTTATAATAATATTTATTATGATGGTGCTATTTTATATTATATTCTTGAAAACATGGAATTATCAATAGAAGATTTACTAACTAATATATTTAGAATATCTAGCAAATTAGTTTCTGATGATTTTAGATTTGATAAAGAGATTAGAGAATTACAATTTCCAGGAAAAGAGTTACCTTATTATCAATTGGATTTGATGAAGATACTCGCTTTTGATAAGTTAGGTATAAGTTTAAAGCAAACATCCATTAACTTAAAATGGCATAAGGTACAAGATCTTCCTTTAGAATATGATACCCTGATAAAAAAAGAACAAATTAACATTATACTAGATTATAACTTCAATGATGTTTTAATTACTTTCGAGTTATATAAAAAAATATTACCCTTAATCAATTTAAGAAAAGATTTAGGAGAAATATTTAAGGTTGATTTAAATAACGCTAGCGATAGCAAAATGGCTAATGTTTTATTAGAAGAGATTTATTCTAAAGAATTAAATTTAGATATAAATACCATTAAAAATTTACGAACAAAGAGAGATCAATTCATGTTATCTGAATGTATATCAGATAAAATAGAGTTTAAGACAAATAAATTAAAGAAAATAAAACTAGAAATAGAGAATACTCTTGTTCGTAAAGACACTAATTATAGATATAAAAAGCAAATAGAATTCGCAGGATGTAAATACGAATTAGGTATTGGAGGATTGCATAGTGTAGATGATGCTAGATTGTTTGAAACAGATGATAACTATCTAATACAAGACTGTGATGTTTCTAGTTATTATCCTAATATTATATTGAATGAAAAAATTATTCCTGAGCATTTAGATGAAGGATTTCTAAAGGTATTAGACAAAATAACTAAGGAAAGATTAGAAGCTAAACACACAGGAGATAAAGTTAAAGCTGATGGTTTAAAAATCACAATCAATTCTATTTTTGGAAAATTAGGAAGTAATACTTTCTGGTTGGAAGATGCTAAAGCTATGATCAGTGTTACTTTATCTGGTCAATTATATTTATTAAGTTTAATAGAATCTCTAGTTTTAGAAGGAATACCTACCATATCTGCTAATACAGATGGTATAATTTGTAAAATACCAAAAAATCTAGAAAAAAAATATTATGAAGTATGTAAGCAATGGGAAAAAAGAACAAATTTTGAATTAGAGTACACTCCATATTCTTTATATATTAGGTCGGATGTTAATAATTATATTAGCAAAAAGACAGATAATGAAACAAAAGAAAAAGGAAGATATACAAAAGAGATAAGTATTAAAAAGGGCTATAAATATCCTATTGTTGCTGTAGCAATGTATGAATATTTTATTAATAAAAAACCAATTTTAGAAACGTATAAGGAATCTACTGATATTTTAGATTTTTGTATATCTCAAAAAGCTGGGGGAGATTTTCAAGTAGAATTTCATAAAAATGATAATATTGAATTTTTACAAAAAAATAATAGATTTTTTATTAGTAAAGATGGTGGAAAATTAATAAAAAGAAGAAAGTCAGATAATACTACAATTGGATTATTTGTAGATCAGCTAACTACAGTCATAAATGATTACGATAAAAATATATCAATTGATACTTATAATATAGATTATGACTTTTACGTAGAAGAAGCTTACAAATATATTAACGATATTGAACTTAATAAAGATACAAAAATAGATTTTTCTATTAATGATATTAGTGAAGACGAAATTAAAATAGAAAAACCTGATCCCGAAATAGAAAAAATATTAAATAAACTAAACAAAATAAAAGGTTTGAGTACTGGAGTAGTTCAAAATTTGCTAATCATTCATAATAAGTTTAAATCTGGAAGTTTTTTAGACTTATTAGTATTCGCAGAAGACAACTCTTATCTATCTACCAAATTTGAAGATCTAATAAAAATAAGATATTTTGAAGAATTTGGAAAAAACAAAAAACTATATGAATTTTATCAAGAATTTACTTCTGGTAAAAACAGATATTCCAAAACACACACAGATAAAACAAAAGAAAAAAGGATTTCTGAACTACAAAAAATATGGAATGACATTCCCAATAAAAATTATTCAATTCAAGAACAAATAAAAAACGAATTAGAAATCTTAAACGAAATTCAAACTAACTTTCCAGTAAACAAAAACTATGCAGTAGCAATAGAATTAGATTTAAAATATTCTCCAAAAATAGAATTTCAAAATCTCTTGACAGGAGAAAGAAAAACGTTTAAAATAAAGAGTAAGATTTATAATGAATTTTCTATAAATAAAGGTGACATTTTATTGTTTAAAAAGGTTATAAAAAAGAATTCTATGACTAAAAACGAAGAAGGTAAATGGGTTCAAATAGAAGATAAATTTGATTTATGGCTAGATGTATATTATATTATTAAAGAAAATGATAAATTATCGAAGTAAGACTGATATAGAAACGGAGATAATTCTTGAAAGAATTCAAAATAAAACACTACAAGGAAGAAGAGGATTTATTGTCTGTGATTTACAATAATAAAAAATCGGATTTACCAATAGATTTTGATCAAGTATATGAATTTACAGGATTTTCAACTCATGAAAGATTTTATTCTGATGATTCATCATGGGGTGTTTATACTTTTAATTCAGAAATAGAACTGCCTACTTCCATTATTATTAATGATATAAATATTTTTTCTACAAAAGAAGATGACAAAATTCTATATCAGGTAACTCTACGTGGAAAAATGCAACAATTAGATCCTTTTTCTAATGTTCCATATAAAGTAAAAGCTAAGTTATCCAATCATTCAAAATGGGGATATGGATTTGAAGTTATCAGTATTTCTCAAGATACTCCAAAAACCGTTGAAGATACTGGACTATTTTTAAAATCAATTTTAACAGAAAATCAAACCAATATACTTTTAGAGATTTATCCTGATATTGTAGATATGGTTATAAATAATCCTAATGTTGATTCAGAAATTGATTTGAATAAACTCAATGGAATTAAAGAATTTACCTGGAAAATTATAAAAAATAAAATTTTAGATAATTATTTAATGGCAGATGTATTATCACTTTTATCACCATATGGTATTTCACAAAAAAGAATTAAACAACTTTTCAATGAAGAGGCAAACCCATATTTATTAAAAGAAAAATTATTGAACGATCCATATATAATTACTGAAATAGATGGTATTGGATTTAAAACTGCTGATGCAATTTCATTAAAAATAAATCCAAGTTTATTGATTTCCGAACAAAGAACAAGAGGATTTGTTAAAGATTATTTAAAAAATATTGGAGAAGAAAGAGGCGATACCTGGATTTATTTAAGTGAATTAGATTCCGCTATTAAAGAAAATGTTCTTGAGACAGAAATATTGTATAACGAATTTATCGAATCTGAAAAACAACATGAAACCATTCTCCACATTGAAAAAGATGAAGAAAAAAATGATTATAAAGTAGGCTTTCATTATTACTATTGGATTGAAAGTGAAATATGGGATAAAATAATTGCTTCTAATAAAGAAGAACCTTTATGGATCAACCAAGAACATATTGATAATGGAATTAAAGAAGCAGAAAAAGAACAAGGTTTTACTTTTACTGAAGAACAAAAACAAGCAATTATAAACATGACTAAAAATAATTTTAATACTTTGTCATCTCCGGCAGGTTGTGGAAAATCAACCATATCTAGGGGTATATTAAAAATATATCAAAAGGCAGGATATTCTATAAATTGTGCTACGCTATCCGCAAAAGCAGCGATTAGATTAAATGAAACAACTGGATTTCCAAGTCAAACAATACATCGACTTTTAGAAGCCCGACCAGGAGGAGTATTCGGGCGCAATCGTAATTTAAAGCTATCAGAAGGAGTGTTCTTAATTGATGAATGCTCAATGATTAATTCTTATTTATTCAAAAAATTATTTGAAGCAATTTCAGAAAATTCTAAAATTATTCTTGTAGGAGATAACTACCAGGTCAGCCCAATAGGGTATGGAAATACTTTTGAAGATATACTAAAAAAAGATTTTTTACAAAACAATAAATTAACTAAAATACTTAGACAGGCTGCAAAAAGTGGAATTATTAGTGATTCCAATAAAATAAGACAAGGAATATCGCCTTTTATAAAAAAAGAACCCAAAATGGTCAGGGGAGAATTACAAGATATTTTTTATATATTTAGAGACAATCGAGAATCATTAAATAAAATAGCCATCAATAGTTTTATGAAATCTTTAGAAGAAGGGAGATCCATTGATGACATCGTTATTTTAGTTCCAAGAAAAAAAGATGTAATCAATTCCACTCAAGAAATAAATAAAAAAATACAATCTATATTAATGAAAAATGAAACAAGATTTATTGATTATGGAAATTCAAAATATTATTTTGGAGATAAGGTAATTCATATAAAAAATAATTATGATAAAAATGTAATGAATGGAGAAATGGGAAGAATAATATCTATTTATAAAAACAATGATAAGCAAGATTGTATCTTGGTGGATTTTGGGGATAAAGAAATTGAATATACAAAAAGAGATATGAAAGAATTAGATTTAGGTTATTCTCTCACAGCATATAAATTCCAAGGATCACAATCTTTAGATGTTATTACAATTATTGATAATACTCATTTTATGTTATTAAGTAAAAACTATCTCTACACCGCAATAACCAGATCAATCAGCCGTTGTTTACTTCTCGCAGAACCATATGCATTTGATATGTGTATAAAAACAGATAGAACATCAACTAGAAACACTTGGATGAAAGGATTTTAAGTTTTCTTTAACATTTCAAACCTTAAAAAACATAAAACTTAAAGAAATTTTAACATTCAAACATTGACTAAAATAAACTTACGTGATAAAATAAAATTCCATTTGCCAAACAAAGGAGATACTATATAAATAAATGATTATAAAATCAGAATTAGAACCACTAGACTATGATGATGTTTTATTAGTACCAGAACAATCATGTATTAAAAGTAGAAAAGATGTAAATATTTTTGTTACAGATAAAAAATATATGCCTATTTTTTCTGCCCCAATGAAAGGAATTAGCAGTGTTCCATTCATAAAGGAATTGA